AGATAAGCTAGTATTTAATTGCTCAACTGTTTTCTTTTCAAGCCTATCCTTTACCGCATTTGTTATTGCGTCAGAATATGCTTTACCAATATCTTCGCCTGCTTTTCTTGTTATTTCTTTACCTTTTGCAACACCATCCTCTAGTATATCGCCAAAAGCCCCTTTTACGCCTTTTTCAGAAAATTCTTTAATAACGCTCCACATAGTGGTAAACGTATTGACAAAACCATCTACAATAGCTTTAACGCCTATAAATACAGATTTAAAAGTGGCGCCTAAAATACCTATAACAACTCTTAACGCTTCGCTGCTATTATATAAGTCTACAAATTGATTATATAGACCTACAACTACTGGCGCAACTTCTGCCCAGTTCTTATATATAACATAAGCAACCGCAGCTAATGCAGTAGCGACTAAACCTATTGGCGATAATAATGCCCCTATAATTGTAGTAAGCGTTCCAACTAAAGTTATAATTGTAGGAAGTGCAACCACTAAAGCGCCAAAACCTAAAGCTAGTTTTTGCGTCATTGGCTCTAAATTATTAAACGCATTGAATATTTTGCTTATTGCTGCCGTAATATCTTGAAACAATGGCAGCATAGTTTTAAGCATAACCGCACCCATTTGCGCAAAACTTTCCTTTGCTTTGTTTATAGCTGCAGTTAGTTGAAAACTTGCACTTTTAGAAGTAGCTTCAAACGCTTTAGAAGTTGTGCCTTGCGTTTGGTTCATATTGTTAAAAATCTCCCTAGTAGTATCTACGTTGGCGCCCAGTAAATCCATTACCCCAGATAACGCCCTAACATTTCCAAATACTCTTTGTGCTGCGGTATCGTTACCTTCAAAATTAGACTTTAATACTTCTAAAGTAGCTAGTAGTCCATCTTCTTTTAAAGATTTTCTTAAACCAGCACTTGAAAGGCCCATTTCAGACAATGCCGCTTCGGCGTCTGTAGTTGGTTTTAGTAAACTAGAAAATATACCCCTAACTTGCGTTGCAGCTTCGGCAGCGTTTGTACCGGTTCTGGATAGCGCAGCAAAAGCAGCACCTACCTCGCTAAAAGAAACTCCCATATTAGAAGCAATAGGTAAAACCCTACCCATTGAACCTGCCAATTCTCCAGCCTCTAGTTTACCTTCACGAACTGCAGAAACCATTACGTCTGTTGCGTCTGTTGCGCTTAACACATTAGAGCCATAAGCGTTCATTGCAGACGTTGCTAAATCAGCTACTATTTTAGTTTCTCCTAAACCTACTGCCGACGCTTTTAGCGAAGCGTTTAAAACGTCCATAGCTTCGCTGCCTCGTAAACCTGCAGAAGTTATAAAAAACAAAGCATCTGCAGCTTCTGTACTACTTTTTCCAGTACTTACGGCCATTTCTCTTGCAGCGGCGCCCATTTTATCAACCTCTGCGCTCGCTACACCTACTAATGATTTTATTTGGGTCATTGACTTATCAAAGTCGGCGCCCATTTTAACCGCAGCACCCCCAGCTAAAGCAAGTGGTAAAGTAAACCTTTGAAGGCTTGAACCTATACTTTTAACATTTTTACCGAAAGATTTTAGTTTGCTGCTCGCGGTATTTAATGAAGCGCTTAACCTAGAAGCGTCCCCAGTTAGTAATACCTTTAATTCATTAGCTGCCATATAAATTTATTTACCTACAAAAATAACCAAAAAAAGGCACTTAATTAAGTACCTTATCAGCTAGCGCCTTAAACGCCTCAAATTGTTCTTTAGTAGACTTAGGGCCACTAGGTTTATTATAAACGTCCTGGGGCAGTTCAAATAGCTTATCCGGCTTTATTAAGTCTCGTTTTTTACTTACGTTAGTGTTGTAAATCATAGAGGAAATATAACGCACCATTTCCCATTTTAGGTTAGTGTTTATTAACCAACTTTCGCCTAATAAAGCGTTTTCTTTCCAGGTTTGCTTCCAAAACTCTGCTGGCTTTATTCCAGCTTGTCCTATATAATAGTCGGTTAAATCGTCCCAAGTTAAGGAAGCTGCTACTTTTTTGGCGCTGCCTTTGTTGGTTTTGCAGTTCTACTTATACCGCCGTTTAAATCATTTCCTAAAATACGGCTTTCAGTAAGTGTATTAATCATTTCGTTAAACTGCTCTGTATTAACATCGTCTAACCAGGCGCCAACTTTGTAAATATTATAATCTATTTCGTTGCCTTCCTCTTGGTCGTAGGCTAACAAACCAGCATATACAAGCGCCCTAATTGTATTTAGGTTTAAAGAACTTGAAAAAAATTTGTCAATTTGGTATAATGAAATGTTAAGTTCGTCTGTAAAAGCCGCCCAAAAATTCATTGAAAAGTGTAGTGTACGGTTTTTCTCGCCAATCATTAACGAGTAATAACCTCTTTTTTTGTTTGCCATTTTGTTTCTTTTAATTAAACGTGAAAAAAGGCGGTAAGTTAATACCGCCCTATATTATAATAACGTTCCCCTATACGTTAGTAGACTTCACTATTGGGCCAGTAATGGTAATTGAACCACTATAAGATACTGGGCTTTCCATTTCAGCAGATTGCTCAATACTTGAAATAAAACCTTCTGCGGTGTAAATAGAATCGCCGCTTTCAGTTGTTCCAAAAATTGCAGTTATTTGCGTTCTGTTAATAATGTAATCAGCTAATTCGATTGCATTTGCAGTATCGCTATAATCTACTAAACCTTCGAAAGAAATTTCTCCACTTCTTACACCAGATATTACCTCTTGCCAACCTGCACTATCTTTAGTAGTTGCCTCTGGTAAGTCGTGTGAAATTGTAAGAGTACACGACGTAGTGTGTCCTACTGTTACGTCCTCTACTTTAAGTAAAAGGTTAGTTCCGTTAAATACTCCTGTTGTTGCCATATTTATATTTTAAAATGTAATATTAATTTTTTTGTAAAGATAATATTTTTTTAGTAACTGTTTAATTGTTTTGTATGGGGGCTTTTACACCCCCTTTTATTTAAAATTGACCCAAAAGTTTAGCGAAGCTAAAATTCATTAGAACTGATTAGCAAATGCCATATAGATAAAAGTTCCATTTAACCTATTGTGACCACTATCTGTTCCTATAATTTGAAATCCAGTAGGGTTAAAATCAATAGCTTGATTAGCATCTGTAAATTCCCCTGCACTACTATTTGCAAATATTCTTTTATCTCTTGAATTACTAGGGTTTCTTTTATTATCATAAATTAACCAACTATTAGTAAAGTCAGATTGTTTTACCATTACAAAAGCGGGTTCAAAACCTGTTGTTATAGTAGCGCCATTTACATTCGCATTCCCCACATAACTACCAAACTTGCTGAATCCTGCAACCTCTGCGAAACAGTAGGCTATCATAGAATTTCCAGAACCATTACTAACACTTGTTGCACCAACTGAAAAAACAGATGAAGTAGGGGAAGTTGCATTAAACCTATTTGTTGATAATCCAGCTGCACTTGTGTCGTTTAAATTAAGAGAATAATTCCATCCAATTTCATTTGAACCAACAACCCAATTTGTAGATAAACTTCTATTCTTTATAATAAGCATACTTGGAGCAGAACTTAGTCCGTGTCCAATAGTTCCCGTGCTTCCATTCCCTGTATAACTAACAATACTAAACCCAGCAGCAGGATTTGCACTAACAACAGAAGGAATACTACCGTTACTGTTTATAGCAGGTATTTCTGCTCCTTTCCAAGCCCAAGCAACGTAATTGTTTCCTGAAACATTTGTTAGTCTACCTGCTTCCGAACCTATAAAACCAGTTCCTACTGTAAAACCATCTGAATCAAACGAATCAAGTTGGTCTGTAAAAGTATTTTCTCCGTTAGTTAAATTTGAAAAAAGTTGAGAATTTTTACCTCTAACAGAATCAATCCAAGAATGATGGTCAACAGAACCTGTTCTATTTTTTATCCAAACTAAATCAGGTTGAAATCCTACTCCTGTAATTGGAAGTGATGAATTTGTACCTGTATACAAAACAGTATTAAAACTATCTTCTAAAGTAGGTTCTACTGCGGTAGGGTCAGCAGCAAATGCCATATATATCCACTTTGAACCGCTATCATTATATCTTTCTGTAGTTAATCTAAAACCATTTTCTAAAAAGTCTGGGGTGTTTTCAATTCTTTCAGCATCGGATGAATTAGCTAGCAACTCTCCATCAACTCTTTTGTTGTCAGCTATTGCCCAAGAATAACCTGCAATATCTGTTCTCTTTAACATCACAAAAGCAGGCTCAAATCCTGTAACAATAGTATTACCTGCTGCTCCTGTACCAACATACGAACCAAAGTTAGAGAAACCTTCTACTTCTGCGAAACAGTAGGAAACCCAATCAAGACTTGTTGAAGTCCAAGATGCTGAAATCGTTGTATTATTAGTAACAATATTTATTTCAGACTTAGCAGCGTCTGTATTTTGCAACTCTAAAATCTGACCACTTAATAAAGACTTGTGATATACAACCCAACCACTTGTTGCACTTCTTGCTTTTACAATTACAAAATCAGGAGCATTATCTAAACCGTGACCTATTGTATCTCCATTAAAACCGCCTGTCCAAGTAACAATACTAAACCCTGCCTCTGTATTAGCAGATACTTGAGATGTTATTGTTCCATCTGTGTTTGTTACTGCTGCACCTCCTGCTTTAAAGTTCCAAGCAGCGTATCTTTTTCCTGTGTTATTAAACCTTGTAGAATTACTTACTGTAAATCCATCAAGGTCTACGCTTTCAATAGCACCTGTATTTAGTGTTTCGGCTATAGTTAAGTTTGGATATAAAAAATTGTCTACACCTCTAACTACATCCATTATATGATGATTAGAACCACCACTTGCATCTGCATCTCTATTTTTTAACCAAATCATTTCAGGCTCAAATCCTACTCCTGTAACTGCTTGTGTAGAACCTAAATTTCCTGTCCATAAAACAGTATTAAAATGCTCACTTGGCACAATAGTAGGTGTACAATATTCTTCTGTATATAATGCTTCTACTTCGTATGGTCTTAATGCTCTGTTGAAGTATCTTACTTGGTCAATTCCATCTAATCCATTATAATATGTAATTCCATTATAAATATTTGTTCCTCCCAAATAATTAGTTGAACTAACATCTCCTTTTGGGTCTAATAAACCGCTTTTTACAAAACTTCCATCAATATATAAATTAGCAGAACTGCCATTAAAAGTCATTGCATAGTGATGCCATTGCCCATCATTTGCAGCAAAACTATGGCTAAATCCTCCGTTTGTTTCAAATTTATGAGTAACGCCAAAAACATAAGAATCAACGCCATTGTAATTAACTTGTACCGCAGTTTGATTTGTTCCTGTAATCTGCCAAAATAATCTTGCCGCTTGCGTTGTTGAACCATTAGCTATTTTAACCCAGCCACTAACTGAATAAGGAGCATTAGTACTAAATGCTCTTGGTGTAGTTAATATACTATTTGAAGTATTAAAACTTGCGCCTTGTCCAAATTGTCCCGCTACATAATTTAAGTTACTCGCAGTACCATTATAGTTACCACTAACATCAGTAGCATCTCCATTTAATTGATATAAAGCTACACCACCACCATCGGGAAATGGGTTGTATAAATCTACTGTATTAGTACAAGCACCGCCTCCTGCATCATTACTTTTTATTAATCTTTTAGCTAACATACTATTCAGTTAATGGTTGAACTTCTTCTAAACTTGGCTGGGGGTAATATGCGTGCGAGTATCTTAAAACTTCTTCTACTGTTGTTAATGCGTTAATTTCTGTCTCAAATAAGTCTGACTTAGTAACTATATCAAGTCTTTCTTCTGCTATCTCTGCTGGTATCTCAATGGCTCTTTCAGCAAGTCTTGTAACGTACCAATCAGTAGGGCTTAGTAATTTACCTGCCTCTGTTTTTATAGCTTGTATCTTGTTTGCTTTTAACTCTGCAATATCATAGTTAGGCTTTGTTTCAATTACATTACCATCTTCATCTAATATATCGTGTGTACCTTCTAAGTCAATAGCAACTACATCGTAAGTAAATTTATCTCCATCAAAATACATTGCAGATAGTCTTTCGCTTACTTTATCGTATTGTGGTGTTACAACATCGTAGAATCCAAACTGTGTTGGGTCAGATACTTTTCTAAAGTTTAAGTGTAAACCATTTTCATCTTCCCATACATTAGGTAGACGTCTAAATGTTTTAATGTTTCCGTTGATTTCTATTGCTTTCATATCTTATATTGCTTGTGAAATTGATAACCAGTAATCGCCAGAGCCTGCCACTACAACTTGAATTAAATTACTTACTGCTCCGTTGTAAGTTCCTGCTACTACTTTGCTTCCTGCTGGGAATGTAGGTGTAAAAGAGCCTGTAATAATTAAGTCTTTTACCATACCTATTGAAGCATTAGAGAATGTAAATGTAGTATCGGCAGTTAGTGTCTTGGTAAATACTTGTGCTGAACTAAAGTCTACGTCTGAAGCAGCTACTGCGGCGCTTGTAGTAAATTCAGTTCCTAATTTGGCATAGGTAATAACGTCATTTGCAATAGTTAATGCAGTTGCTCCTGTAACGTCTCCTGTGTGGGTTTGATTATATAAATTAGTGGCGCCTTCTGCAATGTCGTCTGAATCCAAAACAACAACTCCTGTTTGACTATTCACAGAATCTACTGGAGCAGTTGAATCAATCCAATTTGTGCCAGTACCGGTACTCGATAAAATTTGTCCGCTTGTACCTAAATCGTCGCTACTATCTTTTATACCTCCAGTTGCTTTTACAGTACCAGCAGCTATAACATTACCGTTAGTATCTAATGTAACGCCTGTACTATTACCTAAACCATCGGTAATAACTTTACCTCCAGAAGTTAAAACATCGTTGTCGGTAGTTTTTAGCAGACCGTCATACGTACTGCTTATTGTTTGTCCAGTTAAACTTGCCATATTATATTTTTTTATGTATTATCCCAATCAGTACTTTGGTCTTGCCAAGAATTAACCTGGTCTTGCCAAAAATCACTAATTATATTTATAGTTTTTTGTATTATTCTTGTTAAATTATTTCCTATGCCTAGCATAACATTACCTTAAATAAGCAATTACTTTACCGCTTGTAACATTAACATCTTCAAAATTTCCATAAATAGCCTGGCCAGCAGATAGCGATAAACTTGTAATAGTTGTGTCTCCGCCATCAGTACTATTTGTCATACTAATAACACAATCTGCTAAAACTTGTAAGGCAGCAAAATTTTCATTTGCTACACTTGTTTCGCCACTACTTAAAATTCTAAGTCCATAATCGCCAAAAGAAGCCCTTTGAAATACGCTAGTATATTGCAATTCGTTTGCCATAAATCTATTTTTTTACAAAGTTAAGCAAAAAGCTACAACTTAATTTTGAGCAGTAATAGGTTTACAATTACTGAAAAAATTAAAGACAATACTAACCAAATAGGCGTTCTGTATTTAATCTTTAGTGTGTCGCTTTTTTGAGTAGTATCTATCGCTTTACTTTCGTATCGCTTTTCAATACTTTGTACAATACTATCTAAGTTTATATTAGCTTGTATAACGTTGTTTTTTGATTGTATGGTAATTTGCCCTTGTGCAGTTTTTAATCGTTCCTTAAAAGGCTTTAAACCACCTAATGAATCGCAAGGGCTTTCAATAATTATAGTGTCATTTACCGCCTTAGTTACTATGCGGTCTTTGGTAAGTATAATTGTATCATTAACAATAACCTCCTTAGTCTGGGTTATTACTTTTTTAGCGGTACAACTTGCAAAAAGTAGTAATATTACTACGCTATATTTCAGCATCTTTTTTTGGTTTTGTTTTTATTTCTAAATCAAAACCTTCTGGCGCTATCTTAAATAATTTTTGCATCGTTAATTTACTGTTAGTTACATCTTTGTAACCGTCAGAGTTTAAATCAGCTAATTTTTCTCCAATTAAAATGCAACCTTTTGTTTGAGACTTAAAGTTGCCAATATGAATAAGTATAAGGGAGCGACCAGCAACGTCTTGTATATGGTAGTGTTTGTTGTACCTTGCGGATTGCCTAGTTGTTACTTTGTAATTACCTAAAGGTATGCAGCTTTCGTTTCTTTTATTGTCAAGCCAGGGCAATTCTAACGTTTTGCAGCTAAATAATTTATTGCCTTCTTCGTCTGTTAAAACTAATGTGCCTAAAGTTTGCGCCTCTTGTAGTTTATCTCTTGTAATTGTTGCCTTCATATTTAAAACTTTTTATCCTTATTGTTTTTTATAATGCTTCTTAAACCGTCAATAATAGTATCTGGCGCAAATAAAAATCCTATTCCTACAACTAATAAAATGGAAAATTGAAATACTTTACTGTCTTGTACAATAAAAATATAAGCGATTCCAGCTCCTATAATTAGCAAACCTAAAACAGTAGTTTTCCAACCGGCAACGATATTTTTCATAATAAAAATAAATTATAAATGGCGCCTACAACACCAACAACCCAAATTACAAATAATATATAACACAAATATTTAAGAAGCGTGTATGTCATCTCGCACTTCTTTAGTTTTTCTAACAATACCGTTTTTAACAATAGTATTTGCGCTACCTTTTTTATCCAATGCTTTACCCTTGGCGGCATCATCTTGTATTTTTAACTCTTTTTTTAACTTACGTTCCTCATTCATTATATACCATTTTTGCAAGGTGTAACCAATAGCAACCGCAGTAAGCAATAATTTTAATGTTATATCTATTTGAGTAAAGTTAAAAGCCATTGCAATCGTGTTTAGGCCGTAAATTTTAAGGTCGTTAATTGTAGTCATTTTATAAGTCTTTGTGCTTTTGTGTGCATTGAATAAAATATATTACATCGTAAATATTTCCGCTATGTGAACTTTTAACTTTTAACGAAAGCCCATTTGTTATAACATCGCTATCGGCGTAATAAGGTAAATTAATAGCAAACGTATGCTCAATATCGTTACCCTTTGGAAATACTACGGTTTGGTGTACTCTTTCATACGGTGTGCCATTTCCGCCTTCCATAAAAATATCTAAAAACCCATTAGCGTTTGAAATTTTAGCCTTAAATGCAAAGGTCAAAAAGTAAACATCGTTTTCGCTTTCAGCTTTTATCTTTTGCGTATCAGCATCGTAAAAAGCTACGGTGCTATGTATATGGTCATTTAATACACTACCGGCGTTGTTTGAAACAGTAAAAGGCGTTTCTGCTGTCATTACATAAGGCGCAGCGCTAGTATATTGCGTATCGTCATATCTAGCCCAACCAACTCGTTCGTCATATAAAACATTAACGCTTGCTTTTATCTCGTTAAGATTGTCAGCAGTTACTTTATTTATAGAAGGTAATTCGCTAACCTGGTTATCTATTTTGGTAGTATATGTAATTTGTGCCATATTAACTTTGTAATTCTATTTGTAATTCATTTTGCAAGCCACCGGTTTTATCTATTGGCTCAACTCTATTTGACAATTCTAATATTGCCCTATAATATGTATGGTCTTTTAAATCGTCTTGTAAATACGTAAT